GTCAAGGCCCCTTTTACTATTTACCGCTTGGGTAGTTTAATTCTTCCCATTCTTCATCGGTAACAGGCCACCAGTTTAGATTGTTCATCTTTGAAAATACCTCTTTTTCATTTCTTTAACTTGTAGTTGCTTAGCATCTTGGATAACTTCAAGAACGGCAAGAATAAATTTTTTGATATTTTTCATTTGATGGCAATCTTTTTGATGTTATCTTGAGTTTTTACCAAAGATTCCAACCAGACCTTCAACATACCATTCACCAGTTCTGCATTACCAATTTCAACTTGGTCAGCAATCTTGAATGTATGTGAGAAATCACGATTAGCAATACCTTTAAATAGGTAATCACCCCCATCGGTTTCATCTTCCTTAGCTGCACCCTTGACAGTAAGTTTATTACCATCTAGTGTGAGTTCAATATCCGACTTAGCAAAACCAGCAACAGCCATTTCGATGACCCATTTCTTGGCACTTACTTGTTTGATATTGTATGGAGGATACTTTTGGATTTGTTTGGCTGCCATTTCTTGGATGTCATCTAAGACACTTTCAAAACCAATTGAAAATGGGTCAAACTGTTTAGATAATGAATTAAGTGTTGTGAACATATAGTTCTCCTTATATAAAGCGAGATTAATAAAAATTGATACCCCGAAGGCGTATCGTTATTTACTGGTTACGGTATCCAGCGGCATCGTAGCGTCATGCCCGCTTTAAAACGCTTCGTTAACTTAGCGGTCCTAAGGTGAAGCCAGTATATCAGTATTTATACTAGGAGTCAATAAGCCCCTGGTTTTTTACCAATATTATATTTTGGTGTCAATTCCCATTCATCCTTCTCTTTATGTGACAGAATTTTAATCTGTGATAAGAAGATTGGTACTGGAGTTTCAATTTGTTTAACGTTTACCAACTTTACCAAACCCCAATCACTCAGCAGTTTAGCAATAGCATTTCTACGAGATAAGTCATTTTCGGAGATATCGGTTGGTTTACCATCCAAAGCAAACAGCTCTTTGAAATGAACGATATAATACTTACCTTGTTTATGTAAAATGTGGCAAGATTGATATAAAATTCTATCTTTTTTGGAAGCTACACCGATGCGTGTTAATGTTTCACGAACTTTTAGGAAATCATCTCTCTCGCCCAACGTAACCTCAACTAAATCAATAATCGAAATCATTACTTGGTTACTCCGTTGTTCTTATTATTATGGATATCAATACTATATTTAGTTTTAATGGTTTCCATATATTTTAAAACGGATTTAACATCTTCAATTCCAGCATCAGATTTTATTCTATTAGCTTTGAATGATATTACTTCAATGTTTCCTTTGATATATCCCAATTCAGGAATAATTCTATCCAAAGATGGTGAAAAGTCACTAGGTCCTCTACCTGTTGTAGATATTTCAAAAGGAACCTTTAATACAGGACAAACCTCAGCAACGATAATATCAGATACCTCTATGTTGAAATCTATATTTTTTTGTTGTGCTCTTTGTTTGGCTCTTGACCACATAAGATATATGTAATTTTTACCAATTTTTCTATATTCTTCTTTACTCTTTAATTTGTTTTTTTCTTTATTTTTTTCTCTTGATTTTTTAGCATAAATGTTTCCTGATTTTTTTTGATTTTCAGACAGACACTCTGCACACCAACCATTGCTGGTGTATCTCTTGGAGAGATGTCCGTGTTTACAAGGTTTTTCTGTAAAATAAAAGAGTGATTGTGTTTTTTTAGCTTCTTTGGCTGTTTTAGGATAGTTCATAATTATGATATTTGTAAATAGTATTATTGTATTTATAACAATTCACTTCTTCACGCCACCCTTCTCTACCTTATTCTTTATTTCCTCCAGTTGTTCAATAGTAAGAATACGAAGTGATTCTTTAGCTTTTTCGTTGGAAAAACCAAAATAAACTTTTACACATTCCAAATCTTTATTAGAATCTATTTTTTGCCATGGCTGAAATTTTCTTTTCATTGACCGAATTGTACCAAGAAGATACTGGTATTGCATATCTGGATCTAATGAGGAGTTGATGTTCATTTCATTGGCGTATAATACACAATCCATATGATAGGAGAGTGATCGGTTAACCATGTAAGCCTGTTTCTTGTATTCCTTTATATCAAATTCATCTTTTAATACATCTTTTTTGGTCTGTAGTATCGAAGGTATGACTTCTTTGAATAGATCAGCCATTTAACACTCCGATAGAGAATATAAGTTCTGTGAAGATATCCTTTGTATTTCTCGTTGAGAATAAGAATCTACTTTTTTTCTATTATCACCATAATTATTACTTTCTGATAAATTCATCAAAGGTAATTTTTTATATAATTTAGAATGAAGATAGATTTGTTCACTTTCAACCAAGGATAAAATATTTCTCATATTATCTTTTGGAATGTGAGATTGTGGAACCAATAAACCAATATAAAGCTTTATATCTTGCCGAGTTAGTATAGGATAAGAATCATGAAATAACGCATATTTTGTTTCTTCAGCATGGCCTAATATATTATTTCTATTTTCTAATAATCTTATGTGTGTTTTTAATCTTTGATGTACAGCAGTGGTTAATGCAATCTTGTTACTGTTTTTATTTTTTTTATCACCTGTATAGTCATTTTTTAATCCTCCTGACATACCAACATAGACCAATTCTTCCATCATGAATGGCAAAATTGTGTCTGCCGGCATAGTTTCAGCCATTGCGAAACAATAAACAGCAGAGGGTATATTTTTAGTGATTTTATATAAAACATCTTTATTACTAAACCACTTCATGTTCATGTTTTCCAAAGTATACATTACTTGAACTCACAATCTACCATAATTTCTGTCAAACAGGCAACCATATTAATCTCATGGTCAGCCACAAAAGCTGCTTGATATTGATACTTGGCAAGAATGAGAACCAATTGTGGTACGGACTGTGGTTTCAATACTTCATACAAACTCTCATAAAGTTTACGATAAATCTTAACAGGATCATTATCTAAATTAGAAGTGACCCACTTACGAGTTGATGCAAAATCTTTTTCTTTCAATGCCGTAACCAAAGTTCCAAGTTGTACATCAGCAATATTAGAAAGAATACCTTTATCAATTGTGCCTGAAACAGAATATCGCTGAAGTTCATTAAGAACACGGCGATTGTCTGGAAAGTGTTTCGTGATAACAGCAGCGACAACTTCTTTATCATAAGTGATACCTTCTTTTTCTAAAATCCATTCTACACGCTTAAAGAAAGATGCAGCCATCTTTGCCTTTGATCCATTAATTTTAAAGTCAATAACGGAACAACGAGAATGAATCGGATCAATAATACGATTCTTAAAGTTACAGGTGAAGATGAACGAACAGTTTGAGGAGAACTCCTCGATGGCACCACGCAACGCTGGTTGAGTGGAATTAGGATTTAGATAATCTGCTTCGTCAATGATAACAACTTTGCGGCCACCAGAGAGAGAAACCGATGAAGCATAGTTTTTAATCTTAGTACGGAGAACATCAATACCAGACTCATCAGAGCCATTGATAATAATGTAATCGCAACCAACTTCTTCACAGAGAGCCTTTGCAATTGTAGTTTTGCCAACACCGGCACTACCTGATAATAATAAATTCGGTATTTCTTTTCTAGCGACATAATCTAAGAATGTAGTTTTGATTGAATCTGGTAGAATACAATCTTCTACTTTGGCTGGCCTGTATCGTTCCACCCAAAGTGTATGCTTTAAATCACTCATAAAATCTCCATAATATATAAATAGGTGTAGGTCACCGAATTAGCCGTTCGTACCTACTCTAACATTGTAAAGGAATGCCAGCATGTATATTTATCAAATAACAAATAAACTAACCAACGATTCCTATGTTGGTAAAACTATCAATCAAATCGAAAAACGATTCTATCAGCACAAGTATAAAGCATTAAATAACAAAAGTCAAACATATTTGCATCGTTCAATCAGAAAATATGGTGAACATAACTTTACCATTTCTTTGTTGGATGAGGCAAATAATCCAACGGAATTAAACCAAAAAGAAATAGATTGGATTAAAAATATTTCACCAAAATATAACATGACGAAAGGTGGTGATGGTGGAGATAATTCATCTTCTTCAAACTTTATTGAATCTATGAAAAAATACCACGAAAGTTGTTCACCTAAAAACTATGCAACTTATGGTATGTTAGGTAAACAACAATCCGATAAATTCTTTAAATCAATAAAAGAATCAAATTCTTGTCCAGTAATGTGTGAAGGAGTTAAATTTGATTCTGTTGGTAAAGCACAATCTTCATATCCAGGTATAAGTATCAGGAAAAGAATTGATAGTCCAAAATATCCTGATTTTTATAGGCTGAAACCTAAAACAAAACGAAAATAGTTTACTTAACTTCTGTAATGCCTTCAAATAATGCTTCAAATTCTTTAAACTCCGCAACTTCTTCTTGTAATGATTGATTCAAATATACTTTAGCCATACGCTTGATAAGTTTTTTAGGAATCTTTAGATTGTCAAATGTAATATCAACGATTTCTTTAATTTGATTCTGTTTAACTTTAATATTGTATTGGTGTTCATTAATTTCTGTAATGGCACCTAATAATTCTTTAAGTTGTTTATCATCAAACGTTCCAAATAATGTTTGGATTGTTGGCATTATTTGGCACCTTGAATTTGGCCAACAACTTCAACATAAGATTCTTTAACCAAAACATTTCCA